TAGGCGGTTATTGTGCTTTTGAAGGGAATGCCTGCCAGTGGGGGGTGATGGCGCTGGATGGAAAAGTGGTGGTGGAGGCCAGATATCAGAAGGTGGAGATAGAAAAGGATGGAACGGTGCATCTGACCATCATTCCGGGTAAGGTAAAGACCATCAAACTTTGACGGATATTGAATTGTTTGGGTATGGAGTGGGTAAATTTCAGTATATCACGGGTATTTGATGAGGAGATCAATTAGTGTAAAATAGTTTTTACGCCTTGATGTTATAATCTTTACATAAAAGAAAACAATTCTACCGTTGAAGCTCTTACGTGGGATACCGCTTTCAAGAACATAAACGAACCAAGCGGATGGGCCATGAAAGGGATACATGAAGAAGCCTACCAATAAATCCGGCATCAATTGACATAACAAAATCGGATAACTGAAAAATTATCCGCTTTTAGTTTCTTTATTTCGAAAGAAAGATATATATTTGCAACGCTTTTTCAGAAAAGCACCCGATATTGCAGAAAAAACAGTTGCCGAAATGGCTCAGTTGGTAGAGCAATTCATTCGTAATGAATAGGTCCCGGGTTCGAGTCCCGGTTTCGGCTCAAGGGGGGTCAAAATGCCCCCTTTTTTTATTTTACGCCAATAGGCTATAAATCAATGTCTTACAAACCTAATCGACTGATCTTCAACGTGTTTAAGTAATCTTACTAATGATTACTGCCGTTACTGTGCATTACTTATCATTACACTGTTGAACTATTTGTGATACTAATTTGTTCCTGGTATCACAGCTGGTATCACACTTGGTATCACATTTACCATAATTAACAAATTATAAACTAAAAAGAAACAGTATGGAAACATGGAAAATCAAGCCGGTATTCGACAGAAAAAAGAAAGCAACACCGGAGAAATCAGCTAAGGTTGAAATTGAAATTAAATTCTCACGTACAGAAAGGAAATGGATCTCAACAGACATTGAACTGTATTCAAACCAATGGGATGGAGAATTTGTGGTACGTCACGCTAAATTCAAACAATTAAATAAAGCAATAACCCAATATGTAAAAAAGTTTGATGATATTATCAAAAATATCAGAAAAGAAGGAAAAGACATCAATCTAAAAAACTTTAATATTTTTTATAACGAAAAACACGTAAAGTCTAAATCGTCATTTTTAGATTTCGCTTATGACGAGTTACAAAGAAGGGATCTTAAATGGTCAACCAAACGAGCGCACCTTATAGCACTGGAAGCTCTAAAACGCTCCGGAGTAATTAAAACATTTGACGATATCACTCCTGAAAATATAGCTTTATTTGACAGGTTTATAAGAAGAGAAGATCCAACAAGAGGACAGACAACAATACATGGATACCATAAGAGAATAAAACCTTATATTAATGAAGCGCTTCGGCTTGGACTTATCGAGGACACACCTTACAGGGTATTCAAAGATAAACATGGTAGATATAAAACAAGACAGCCTCTCACAATGGACGAACTGCAATCTATCCGCAATATAGAGTTGAATGATCGACAATTACAAAAAGTACGTGACCAGTTTATATTTCAATGCTATACCGGCTTATCATGGGTTGACTTATACATGTTTGATTATGACAGATGTACTGTAGAACATAACGGAGTTGCATATATAGACGGAGAACGTATCAAGACCGGAACCAAATTTTACACACCTATACTTACTCCAGCAATGGAAATATTAAAAAAATACGATTATAAATTTACAGTCCCTACTGTACAGTCATTTAACAGAAGCCTTAAAATCATAGCTGAACTTATCGGTTTAAAAAAGCCCTTAACCAGTCACATAGCCCGGCATACATTCGCTACCACTGTTGTTTTAGCAAATGACGTACCTATCGAAACGTTGTCTAAGATGCTAGGGCACACAAAGGTTTCAGTCACACAAGTTTATGCAAAAATTCTAAATAGTTCAGTAGAAAAACATGCGGAAAAATTAAACAGTATTATATAAATCCATCCGTTGTGCTTATGAGTTATCGCTTTTAGTTCATAGGCACAACGATATCACCCTTGCCAACACGACAAGAGGTATCAGCCTGTATATCCACCTCTCTATACGTTCCATCGCATCACAGCAAGTAAACGACAAAAATACCAGTGAGGCACATCATCAGCCTGTTCAAGCAATATGTTCAACTTATCTTCTTTCATATATAAACATAAAAAAAGCGGTAAAACCGTTGGGAATTACCGCTTAAAAGAAAAAAGTATATTTATCAAATCATCTTTAAGGAAAAAGCATATTTAAAATCTATGAGAGCATGAGTGTTATTATTTTCAATCCATGCAATTTCATCATGACTTTTCTTTGAAATAGATGCCGGAGTATCATTCTTAAATGCATCGTAAACCTTTTCAAGCACAGCCAACTGTTCATTTGTAAAACTTGAAATGTCGCATGAGATTTCAGATACAAGTTTGTTACCTATGTTGCCGTTCTTGTTTTCTACCTCTATTTGATAAACATCATCAATGAGACTATACACTCTATCCCATCTATCAGGAACTGGACCGTGCTGTATAGCTTTGAAAGAAAGCCCAGTTATTGCTTGTCCGTTCTCTCTGTAAGATAGAAAATCAGTATAAAATAATAACTTGTTCATCTGAGTAACAAACACTCCTTTGAATTTCTCTATGAAAAACAATATTACATTCTTCAATTTATTCACAGATAACATAGCATATCCATTATATCTGCTTCTTTCATAACCACTATATATTAGATTACACATAAAGCCATATATGCAAGATTCTTTTTCATATTCTTCCAAACGTTTTTTTATCTTTAAATACTCATCGTTTTGTAACACGCTTTTTGCCGCATCAACGAATGTTTCAAATGTCCGAACTGATTGAATAGCCTTTAGTACACGACCATTAGCTATATTAGGTATTTCTCCGTTTTCATACAACCGATATTGGTTGTCTCCAAAACCTAAAATTTTAGACATTTTGGAAGCCGACAGACCATAACGCTTCCGTATATCCTTTATTTCATCAGGATATGGAATCCCATATTCAGAACGATAGCTGTTATATATTTGTGCAGTATTAAACATATCCATCTGTGTAGTAGTAAAAGTCTCCTTTGTATCCACACATTGATAGCACAAATATGTATATTCATATTCTTCTTTACGAAAAACGGCTTTACGTGTTTCTGAAAGAAGAACGGTTTCACCTCCCGTAAATGGACTTTTCATAACTTATTTGAATTTATATTTAATACAATGTTCTGCTATGTGAAAAGAAATACAAACAGTACTTGAGTTGCTTGCACCCATTGATATTTTTATATATACATCCTTGCCATTAACTTCTTTCCCAAACACCCACATATCGCCTCTTTTGTGCAAGGTATCCTTAATGGGACCTTCTACATAATCATTAGAATCAAGATTCATTATCACATCCTCTCTATATTTGGGGGTTATTTCTAGTTCTAAAAGAGTTTGCATATTTTTACCTCTGTCATCACGGAAAACAATTCCAAATACTTTCACTTTTTGGATAAATTGAGATAAAAACGACTCTACTTCTTTCTTTGTAACCATAAACAAACAACATTTGTTCGCAAATATATTTGTTTTATTGCATATTCACAAGAAAAAAAAGCAATTATTCAACGATAAAGTTGAATTCATCGGTAATTCCAACAAGTCAAAGAACGCTTCTGTTCGATTATTATTTTTCCAATCCTTTTCTGCAATGTTCACATAAGAACTTTTTGGCTACAGGGAACATCTTTTGACCGACATATCCACTGAGATATTGCGCTTCCTCTCCATAAGGATCAATCCCGAAAGCCTTGGAGATATGCCGGCACAAATGACCTTTTTCGTGGTCCCACGAATTTTGAAACTCTTCGGGGGTAGAGGTTAGTGAGATAACCATTACTGTCTCTCTTCTCCTGTAGTCCGAATAGGTTAGACCGGTATTCATTCTGCCTTCGGTCAGATTGCGATACGCACGCTTGAGGGAATCCCCCCTACATCCTATACGGTATAGGTCCATAATGATCCGATCCGCCCAATAGGTGTGTACCGCATAATACACTTTGACGTGCCAGTCCCCATATTTCGGTATGTAGAACTCCTGAATAATCATATCACATCCGACCAGATTACAGGAATCCCTTTACCTATACAGGTGGCAAAGAACTCGTCAAACGCCCTGCAAGGATCGCCATCAATATCATCAAGGTAGCATTTTATATGCTTGCATAAGTGAGCCTCGTCAACCAATGATTTTTTATAGAAATCCGCTTTCAGCATGTTTGCGACATAAGCAACGTCATAACCCTTGTCGTGCTCAATGGTAATTCCGTTCGCTTTCAGCATATCGTCCACTTCATCTTTGTTCCACGGCTCCAGCTTTTTCTCTTTGCCCGTGGCTTCGTCTTTCACCTTCATTTTTGAAACGGCCCATTCATAAAGTTTCTTGCTGAAATGAAAGCCGTATGCTTCCAGATATTCCCTCATGCCCGATGGAAATCTGCTGTATGTATCCAATCTTTGTTCCATAACCTTTATTTAAAAAGAGGGGCATTCCACCCCTCCACCATTAATAAAACTCACCGTTGGCGCGTCTGCGTCTGCGTTCGCCCATGTCATCCATACGCGGATATTCAGGAAAGTATCCGGGGTATCTGCGTTCATCCATGCCGGATGAGCTTCCACCACCTGAATAACTTCTTCCGCCATCACGGAAACCCATTTCTCCGCGCATTTCTCTCATGGCTTTTTCGTAACCTTTGCGGCAGCCTTCCTTATAGGCTTCCTCCACCTCGTCACCTCTCATACCGAAGCCGCGTCCGTAATCGTCACGCCCTTCTTCTAATATTTCCCACATTCCCATAATCATTTCTTTGTTTTGGATGTTTCAACCACTCCGAGCTGTTCCATGAGCCGTTTGTTCAAATCCATAAGGTCAGACATATTCTTGCTCATTTCCGCCATTTGCCCTTTCAGAGAGGATATTTCCTGCTCCTGACGTTGTTTCTCGGCAAATTCAGGGTTCAAGAGCGTAAGCATCTTGTCACACCCTGCAATGACGGAATTGTGGAAGTCCATGCTGTTGATGATGTCTATGCTTTTCTGTTTCATAGAAGCGACCTCGTTATTCATAGCATCACGCGAGCATGACACTACGATATTCCCGTTCTGTCCGAAGTCGGCTATATCCATGCCGGCAGGAAGATTTTGGAATGTCGTGTTCTGCCCGTTGATGCAGACAACAACATCCACAACCATTTCCATTTGGGGCAACTGTCCCATAGGGGATGCCATAGGATATTTTGGCTTGGGAGCGGAAACGCTGACCACCGGGCCGTATTCGATAAACGGGTTAGCATCCTTATGAAGTATATACAATTGGTTATTGGTACGAAGTGATTGAAACATGATTGTTTAATTTTAAGGAGTGTGGTTATTCCCATTTTGGGAACCACCACAAAACTCCATGTTAATTATTACTTGCTCCGTAAAGAAGCGGTTTCTACTGTAGGAGCCGGAGCCGTTGTCGGTCTGTACCCTCCATTAACAAGATACAATTCGTTGGTGTACTTGTTATAATGAATCTCATAGATGCCGGTTCCAGCCAAGTTTGCAACAGTCACAGGCTCATTGTTATAAGCCATCAACGGTCTTGTGTCCCCATTAGTTCCTATCAATATCGGAAGTGTAGCAGTCGTACCGGCAGGTATAGCTTGTCGGAGACTGATATAGAATCCCCCAACATAATCCCTGTTACGGAATGCATGGTTAGGGAGTTCAAGAGTAACATTTTCCGTACCGACTGTCACAGCCACCGTAGGAAGAGTATTGAAGTTTGCTCTTCCGATTGATGGGAATGGGAACGGGAATCCTGTAAAAAAGTTAGGCCACATATCTACCTCCTTTCTTGCCGGATTAACCCCAGTAGTTATTGCAACCACATCCACTACGTCCGTATACAGCGTCACCCATATATGCACCGTAGGCGGCTGCACGGAAACAATCTGTATTAATAGCGGTTAAATTAGGGTATTGAACACTCACAGTATTGGGGAGCTTGCATTTGATTCCATCAACATCGCTTTGTAATGCCTGCAATCCGGCTGCCAAAGGAGCAATCTGTTGTCCTACTGCACTCAGGATAGTGGCGTTCTGATTACGCTGGGATATTTCGGCTGTTAAAGTAGCCTTTTCCGCAGTAAGAGATGCGATCTTGTCCTGCAATGCCTGATTTTGAATTGCATCAAGTTTGGCAAGGATAGCATTCGTGTTGGCAGTAGCACCGTCACGCAATGACAATGTGTTTTGGTTAGCAGTGTTGATTAATGCGTTAGTTTGGTTGCACATTGCAAGCTGACTCTCGTATCCTTGTGTGGTTACAAGCTGTTTCATATCGCAGCAACAGCTACAGATCTGAGATGTCAGAGCGTTGTTACCTTGCATAATCGCAGTCAGGATACTGTTGGTGTTCTGACCCATTTGGTTACCGAGACCGCAGATTGCCTGTGATACAGAGTTAATACCGGCAAGGATTTGGTCTGAAGAGGTGTTAACAGCTTGGGCTAATGATGCAATGTCCACACCGTTCCGGTTAAGTGTCTGCATGATCATTTCTCTTCCTTCATCGGCACCCTTATTGTTGTTGCCACCGAATCCAAAGTTTCCGTTACCGAAGATGGCTGCAATCACAATCAATGCAATGATATCCTGAAAACCGCCATTGTTACCAAAGAAACCACCATTGCCGTTACCGTTGCCAAGTAACCCCATCAGATAGCCTGTGTCAATGCCACGGTTTTGCAAAGACGGAAGGATGGAGGCAAGCAGATTATTAGCAGCACCTCCATTACCTGACGGATCTCCAAAAACATAAGTTCTTTCCATAAGTATTTGTATTTTGTATCCCGGTCAAAATCAACCGTTCACAAAAGTATATATATCATAACTCATGGAAAATCAGTTGTTTCCCAACAAATTCTTTATATTATCCCAATATATTCTCATCATTTTCCCACTCTCTATCCTCTCATGGAAATTAGATATCATGTAGTTGACTGCACGTTTGGTTTTGTGAATATGAGCGGCTATCTGTGAAGGGTACATGCCACTTTCGAAAAGAAGAGATACAAGAAGATACCGGGCATCCACTGTCTCCATATTCTTATCAGACGATAATATTTGGTCTACAGACACTTCTGTTTCTTTTGAAACAATATTAATTATTTTGGCAAAGATTTCTGACTTGCACATGTTTTTTCTAGTTTTTATTCTTATCTTTGCCTCACCACATTATAATATAATTTGTGACAAAGCATAGGATACTGCGTTGAAAAAGGCATTAGGCCCCCAACAACGTGCAGTATCTTATGCTGATTATGTTATAATGTGGTAGTTTTAACGTAGTTCGTTGTATGGGGGCTTTTTTTTGATTCTAAGCCCCTGAAAGAATCACTTTTATTAAATGAGTTTTTCTATTATATGCCACACTTCTACCTGTGGCGGATGATACTTGATGTTGCTATCTCATCTTGCACCTCCCTTCTTCTTTACCAACCAAATGACTACGATTAGCAATACTAATATAATACCTATAGAGAACTCTCCTAGTCCTAATTTTGTCTTCTGCCACCATGTTAATTCCTTCTCCACAGGGTAGGGAACTTCTAACTCTTTCTCCTTCTCTATATAGGTTGTATCGCGAATTGTCCTGTCACGGTAGACTATATGCCACTTGTCAACTAATACTGAATCGCCTTTCTCTTTTACAAAGATAGAATCCTTAATGTGGATGGAATCACGTTCATGTACAGTAAGATAAAGACTGTCAGTCCTTATTGTTTCCACCGGGACATACCTTATGCTCCGGCATGACCCAAACAGCAATAGCAATGCTATCGCTACTGCAATCCATATATAGATCCTTTGTCTCATAAACTTAATACTTGTTTTCTATTGGCACCGTCAGACCGATAACTGACGTGCACCCATGCAAAATTGCTTTCGTCAATCAATTGATCATAGGGCAGGTTCTTTCGGATATATTCAAACAATAACTTGTTTTGCTGACGGTCGCCAGTATCAATATCAGCAGCTTCCCCTTTCATGTGCTGCGAGGTCTTGCTTCCCTTGACAGCTGCATTAAGTTCCGGACAGCGATAGCCACTGTTTATTGTTATAGGCTTTCCCCACCATGTGCGTAATGGGTCCAGTACGTTATCCACCAAGGCAGTTAGAGCAGTCACATGCTCCTGTCTGCATCTGTTGTTGATACCCATGCGGTCAGCAGTCGTTGACTTGCAGAGTTCCGCAATCGTAAAATATTTCATTTCTTATCCTCCTTTTTATTTTCGTTGTCAAATAGTATCTGAGCCATGATCTTGGCAATATCATCCTTGTTCTCGATAATCACACTCATTGTCTTTTCTGCCTTGCGCAACTCCGCTTTTTCCCATGATTTTTCGCGTACCGATTTAAACTCACAGAAAATGCAGTAACCCGTCCAGATCATTGAAAAAACAGGAAAGGGGACAACCACACAGCATAACAGGTCTATGAAGCACAATTCTATGAACGGGGTGAAATACTTCTTCGCTTTGACGGCTGTTTTCTTATACCCAGTGGATGTTCTTGCCTCTCCCCGTTGCTTGGCTTTCATTACTCCCGTGATAAGGTCCACTAACATCGCCCCCATTGTAGCCGCAATACACAAGGCTATAAGCACAATATGTATCATCATGTGCTCGTTGATAAAATTGTAGATTACATCTCTCATTGAAAGTAAGTTTTGAACACATTAATATGATAAATATTCACCTGTCCATAGTTGGCGTCAAATATCTTCTTGATCTCGTAGCCCAATCCATAAGACAATGCTTTCATTCTTCGCCAGTTAATGGAACGCCAGTTCATATTATGTTCCTTTGCCCAACGCTTGATACTGTACCATTCTTTGGATTCATCAAGTCGCTCGGTCTTCTGTTCTATTTGTTTCTGTTGCTCCTCAATCTTCATTTGCTGTTGGGCAGCTAGCATAAGAGCCTCTCCAAAAGATTGAGGTACGTTATACTGAGGATGAAGCGAGTAACTACCTGTATTTACCACCGAAGGAACAATCTCATCAAATATCCAACTCTCAAACTCGTCAGCTTTCGGCATCTGACTTTTGGTTATCAAGCGATAGATGTTGCCTTCGCTGATAAACTTCATTGATTTCATTTGTATAGCTGGCGTACCATCTGCTTTTAATCCAGTTTGTACCCCTACTTCCCGAATCGTTATGGAGGCTGGTTTACAGTGATCTATAATTGCTTTTGATGGATTTGAATACTGTAGAGAAGTGGCAATATCCATTCCGCAAAACCAACTTTTACCATTTTCAACAAACATACGAACCTTTCCGAATAAAGGATGTTCGTAAACCATAATTTCACTCATTTCAAGAGCAGACGAAACTTTTCCTACAACTAGCATATTACTTCTTATTATATATTATAACAAACATGTCCTGCACTTTTGCATCACATTAATTATCAACGTTTTTAATTACTTTTGCATATTGAATCTTCGTAAGTCGTTGATACAAAATCTAAACGCATTTTTGCGTTTAGTAATTCATCATCTGTATTAAGAATTGGCAATACTTCTTATTACAGAGGCATGTCTTCTTTATTTGGTCATACAAAACAAAAAAGAGCCTGCCACGGAAACTAATCCGCAACAAGCTCTTGGCTTTATACTGTATATGATATGTCCTTTCGTCATAAATATAAGTGGCGTGCATCTTCACACGCTTCCACAAAGATAAATATTGCTTCCCTCTTTAGCAAATAAGAACACAAAAAAAAGAACGACCGCCAGCAAAAACACAGCAGCCGTTCAATCCACGCCCTACTCTCTATCCCATTTTTCCGAGAAGACAATAACAAAGATATCAAACAGGTTGTATCCACATGGGAAAAAGGTTAATATGATATATGTTGTATAATTTGTTATTTTAATTTAGATTAAACAAAAATAATATTTAAATTGTTTGTTAATGAATAAATTAATTTGTTCCTTTGTAGCAGGCAATAGCCTTCATGGTGTGAAGTTACACCATACCCACTTTTAGAACGTGATCACTGTGGAGGCAATTGCTGTATTATAACGGCGGTTGCCTTTATTGTTGAACAATGAAACATTGGTTTAAGATACCTTCTTTAAAGAAGTCGAATAAGGATATGTATAGTGATGCTACTTATCATGGTAAAGATGATGGTGGTAATTTTATTTATGTTCCTAAATGGGTGGAAAATCTGTTTTCTGGCAATAGAGGGAATATAGATTTTGACATGTCGACCGTTGAAGGGAAATCAAGAGCCTTACATGAATGTTGGCCGTTTGCAATGGTTCTAGATCATTGCGGAAGAATGATGCAGAATGGGCGGTATTATGTGACGGATATTAACGGAAACGAGAAGAGGAGTTTCAAAGAAATTGTGGCTCTTCTGAATCGTCCGAATGTGATACAGAGTGGGCGTTCTTTCATAAAGCAGGTTGAGATATCTTTGAAGTGTTTTGGATTTTGCCCTGTCTATACACTAAGAGCTTTAAAGTCTGATCTCCCTAAATCCATGATGGTAATACCTCCCGAATTATTCTACATGGAATCATTCGGTAACGGCCCGTTTACTCAAACAGAGCTTTCTTCAATTGCTAGTAAGGTATATATACGTTGGGGAAATAAGAATATAGAACTTGGTGATGAGGAGTATTTTGTCATATACGATTCGATAATGGATATTCCAAGTAATAATGGAGGGCAAATTACCTTCCACTCCCCTGTGGACGCATTATCTACTCATACTCGAAACTATATGGCTCAACTGATAGGGAGAGGAAACCTTATTGTTAATGGAGGACCAAAAGGGATACTATACGGAAATGATACGACTGACGTAGGGAATGCAGCTATTACTCCGTCTGAATCCAAAAAATTGCAGGATGATTTCAAAAGGAAATATGGTATAGTGCATAAGTTGTATGAAATCATGGTGACTCCTAAGAAACTAGGGTGGATTACATTGGGGTCGAATACAGACCAATTGAAGCTTCATGAGGAGGATAAGGCGTGTTTGGAAGCGATAGCTCAGACGATAGGCTTTGACCCCAATCTGATTATACAAGGAAGTACTTATGATAACTCTTCTCAAGCGAAGAAAGCGGCATATCAGGACCTTATTATACCTGACAGTGAATCTATAACAGAGGCTCTGACTAATGCTATATGTAAGGACAGGGCAATAATCAAAATGGACTTCACTCATGTCCCTTGCCTTCAAAAGGATATGAAAGAATTGGCGGATGCCTTGTCTACAGCCTCTAATGCTGTAGCTTCATTGTATAACAATCGGCTGATTACTTTTGAAGAGGCAAGAACCGAAATGTCCAATTTTACAGATATTGATCCTGATAATCCTAAGGGAGAATTTAAAAGTGAAATAAATAATGATGGAGACAAGCAAATACAAAAACAGGCTGGGGAAGCAGTATAAATCCTTAGCTTTTTATGCAAAGGAGATACAATATGATTCTGGCAGCAGAACTATCAGTGGCTATGCTGCGGTTTTCAATAACATTGATAAGTCCGGTGACATGCTCCTGAAAGGTTGTTTTTCAAAAAGCATACAGGAGAGAGGCCCGGGAAGTTCTGCTAATGATAAGATTATCATGTTGTGGATGCATGACATGCATGAGCCTATAGGACGCATTACGCTTCTGCAAGAAGATGAGAAAGGGCTTTACTTTGAAGCGTCTATTGATGATGTGGAAAGAGGAAATCAAGCGTTGAAGCAGCTTGAAAGTGGCACTTTGAACCAGTTCTCTATAGGTTATAGTTATGTATGGGAAAAATGTGAATATGACAGGGAACGTGATTGCTTGGTTGTAAAGGAAGTCATTCTGTATGAGATATCCGTAGTGTCCATAGGATGTAACGGAGAAACTGAATATCTTGGTCTGAAATCGGCAGAAGAATATGAAAGTGCGTTGGAGTCACTTCCGGTTGAAATAAGTGATGTATGTAAAGGACTTCCGATAAGAAAGAGGGAGGAAATCCAAATGTTAGTAAGAAAAGCGATGTCACTCGCTCGATACAAGCCGGCAGACAAGCCACTTGATGAAGAGGGAGCCGATGAAAAAATAAAACTATTTACAAAACCTTTAAAACTTAAAGAAGCATGAAATTTGACTTTTTAAGCAAAATTGATTTGTCGGTAATGGATGAGGTTTCCGTGAAGTCATTACAGGCGTTGCAGGACGCAATAAACGCTACTGTAGGCGATTTCATGGACGATACTATCGACAAAAAAACTTTTGAGGATAAATTAAATGAGGTTTCTCAAAAGATAGATTCCGAAAAGGAATTGGAAACAGTGCGTAAGGAACTTGGTGAGATGAAAGAGATAATCGTTCGCATGAAAGGTGCAATGCATAAGAATGAAGACGGGCAAATGGTGTTCAAGTCTGTAGACCAGCAGATTGAAGAGCAACTGAAGGATTTCATCACAGTAGGCAAGCATGGAGAGAAAACTGTGGACTTGAAAACGGCTTGTAAGCAGTCCCCCGGTTTTAAGAAAAGCCTTACGCTTGTTATAAACAAGAAGGAGGTTGAGCCCTTGAAGAGTACGGGTGTGGCACCACATTATAACATGACAATTGATAGTCAGTTATCTGTTGATCCACGTTCCCAGACTGTAATCCGTAAATTTGCCAATGTGGCAGCAATATCTACACGATCATTGACTTATGCGGAGTTCAATCCAGGTGAAGAAGAAGCTGAATGGGTTCCAGAAGGCGGTCTTAAGCCTATGATGAGCGGTACATTGGCAGAAGTTACTATCAATGCTGGCAAAGTGGCTCTTGGCGCAAAAGTAACTGAAGAAACATTATCTGATTTGCCTCAGTTGGTTGCGGAGGTTAGGGCTGAGATTATCAATCGTATTGGTTTGAAAGAAGAAGAAGGTATTCTGTCTGGTACTGGTTCCGGCGGTCAGATTAAAGGGATTGGGAGTGATATACCTGCATTCTCTTTGACAGCTCTGAAAGTAGATAAGCCCAACACTTATGATGTTATTGTTGGTATGTATACACAGATTGTGTCAATGTCCAATATGGCTTATCGTCCAAATCTTGTGCTTATGCATCCTCTTGACTATGCGCAGATGCAGTTGACTAAGGATGTTAATGGGCAATATCTTCGTCCTTTCCGTATTGGCGATGAACTGATTCAAGGTCTGAGAGTGGAAACCAGCACAGCAATCAAGCAAGGTGATATTTGGGTTGGCGATTTTAACTATCTTAACATCCGTGATGTATGGGTTCTTACCATTACACTTGGATGGGAAAATGATGATTTCACTAAAAATATGGTGACTATCCTTGGTGAAAAACGTCTTATGGCGTATATTAAAAAGCAATATAAAACTGCATTTGTCAAGGATAAGATTGCGACCGTTATTGAAGCTATAACCCCTGCCGGTATTGGCGGATAAATTTATTAAACATTATGAAAGTAAATTTGACTAAAACTTATGAGGTTGAGTTCGCAAAGGACGGGGCCGTTTATAAAAAAGGTGATAAAGTAAGTGTTAATATGTTACTTGCAGGTAAGTTCTTCCAAGATGGACGTGTTGCCACTGTTCCTTCGGAATTGATGGAGGACGCTAAGAAAATCGGTGCTGAAGATTTGTTCAATAAAAAGAAGGACCTCAAAGATATTGTGTAATGTTGGTGGATTATACTTTTTTCCAAGGTGGTATTCTTGATATCGAAGGTGCAGTATTGAATATACATACTCCTTCTGAGACTAATAAGGCAATTGTTGACAGCCTTCAAGGCTTTGTAATGCAATATGAGCCGGAATATTTAGAGAAGCTCCTAGGGGAAAAGTTGTATAAGGAATTCTCATCCTATATTTCCAACGATGGAAAAACTAAGGAAAAAAGATGGGATGATCTTATAGCGCATCTTGTCATGAAATATAGTGATGGCGATAGGGAGATTTCCAAATCCCCCATCGCCAACTATATATACTTCCATTACTTGAGACATAATCACACTCAGGCGACTATTACAGGAGTGAAGGCTGATGGAGATGATGGCCGTCTTGTAAGTCCCGAAAGGAAAATGATGTTTGCATGGAACGACATGGTAAGAATGAATATCAGACTTGTGAGATGGCTTCAAGGCAATAATGCGGACTATCCGGATATCGCCACCGATTTCGAATTGATGGAAACAATTAATTCCTTTGGGTTATGATAATTGATATAATATCAGATGTATGTGCTTCCTTGTCAAAAAGAATGGATCAACAGATAAATTACATATATGGTGACAGTTCTTATATAAGGGAAACACTTCTTCTTCTTGGGAAAAGCAGGGTGACAGCATCGGGAAAATTCCCAATGATAGGGCTGTATGTTCCCTTAGACGAGGAAAGGGATAGTGAGAATTATTTTTGTAAGGCATCTGTAAACATAATAATCGCTACCAATACACTGGAAAAGTATACAAATGAACAACGTCGTGAGATATCTTTTGAAGGTATTCTTCGACCTTTGTATTACGGATTCATAGAAGAGTTAAAAAAATGTGATAAATTTGATTTCGGTTACTCCGGTATTGTAAGCCATACATATTCAGAAAATTATAGTTTTGGAAGACGTGGCGCTGTTGATGTTGACGGTAAGGAAGTTGGCGAAAAGATAGATGCTATTGAAATAAAGAATTTGGATTTAACAGTTAAAAATCAGAATTGTTATGCGAACAGATATTAGAGAGTGCGGCAGCACGTCCGGATTTAATACTGGAATGAGTTACTGCCCCCTGCAACCGGACAAGGTCGCAGGTGTTATATTGGTCATTCATGGCAAAAAACTGCCCAAGGAATTGACTGCTGATGCTTTGGAGGAAGCCTGTCATGCTGATTATCCGGACAGAATTTATCCTATTACAGGATTTTCGGAATACGCGGTAAGCGGCGGTGAACCCAATACAACAGAAAATGGTTATGCCGGGTCGGAAATAACGGGCTATTCGGCAAGGACGGATACATTCACGTTGCGTAAGTTTAATCTAGCTTTACAAGCTAATCTTGTAGCCAACAAGGATACATTGTTTGATATGTATGTTTTTGACAAGAATAATGTAATCTACGGAGAAGATGACGGAACAGACGAGCTTGCAGGATTCGAATTGTCAGGGGTTTACCCTACAGGGCAAACTTATGATTCAAGTGGGCAGAAGGCTTATCTTGCGTTTAATGCAATGTATTCCGATACCGAAAAGATGATGAAAAACATGTCTGTAAAGCAAGCGGGTGTCAATTTGGAAAATGTTCTCAAGGGATTGAATTACGTTGAGTTTGTCAAAATGACATCTCCTGAAAATACATATAAGCTCGTGGATCATTATGACCGCACGGATCTTACTGCATATTATGGATCTATATTGTCTGAGAAGGCTTCAACGGTCGTTTCTGGTGCATCAGCACTGGAATACAGTAACGGTGCGCTTACAGCGACAGGAGGTGTGCCGGTGCTTAAATCTCCTTCTATTCTACAGACTAATGGGGTCATTGGAATTGAACAATGGGTATAATGAGAATTAATGGAGTTACATTTATAGAATCCGAAGTGGTTAAGCTTTCATTGGATGAGTTTGTCGCTCAGAATATAGATGTATTCTGGAAGGACATTTCTAGAGAAAGGCGGAAATCAAGGCTGGTTTCCGTATATAATAGGATTATCAATAACAGTAATTTAGGAGGCGGGGGAGATTGATCCCCCGTTTTTGCTATGACATTGGAGGAATACGCGAGATGTTGGAAGAAATTGGCTGATGGCATTCAGCCAATGATAAGGGATAAGATGGAAAGGGATGTTCCTCAGTTTGAGGAATATATACGAGAGCAGCTATATAGTGGTGTTGATGGCGATGAAAGTCCTTTAATTCCCGGATATACAGAGGACCCATACTTTAAAAAAGCTTATGGAGAGCATTGGAGGAAAAATGCCGAACGCTATAAGAATTGGAAGACAAAGATACAGAAACCAAAGCCTTCATATTTGGGTTTTTCTGCAAGAGGAAATAATACTCCAAACCTTATCATACGTGGAGATTTTTATAGTTCCATCACGGCAATACCAATATCAAATGGTATAAGGATTGCCAGCTATGGCGTTTCTTTTGGTTCTGATATTGAGAAGAAATATGGTTATAAAATTTTCAAGGTAAGCTCCAAAGCAAGGAGGCATTATGTTACGTACAGGCTTATGCCCTCTATTGAGAAATTTATAAGGAGGTGCGAATTATGAAAAACTGCTTGTGCCAAGGGAATAAGTCAATGAGGGAGATGGAACATATGCGTTCAATCGCGGAGAAGGCTGCTGTTATGGATGAATGTGTTTATATATTATACAAGGTTGGAGATGTGTATAAGTTCTGTCGTGAAGGTGAAAACTGGTCAGGCGAGTTTATTGAATTCATATTTCCGTGAAATGGTGATTTTTATCATTCTATTATTTTGGCGTTCCCAGTATTGTTTGTAATTTAGATTTTGTCTAAATTATAGTGTAAAAATACCATATCATTAATTACTGTGCGTTACTCTGTATTACTGTTCGTTACGATATGTTTTAGATCGTTTTGTGCTGATTTATAATGTGTTGTATAATGTAAAAACATCATTTACCTTTGTACCCGTTGCAAGTCGAGCGGCAACAGACACATGATTAAACAATCGCTCAAACGTGAGCCTTCTTTATATTTGGAAATCCGTTGCCGCTCGACTTTAGCAACGGATTTTTTCTTTCCTATTAGTTAGATAAAATCCATACAATCGGTTCTATCAGTGCCCACCGTGCGGAACTTTGGATTAAACCAATGACAGCCGTGAGATAAAAAGGCTCTTCTGTTGATTATAACTCTTGTAATGTCCTGCTCCGTTCCACGTACCAACGACAGGCGACTCACAAAGATTTTACCACTTTGACAAGAGACCGAGATACAAGTTAAGAGATAAGACTCTTAGGTAGGTGAGGGCGGAACTGTATAATCAGCACAAACATTCAGTTATATTATGTAGTCTGAATGTTAACCCAGTCTCCTAATTAAATATTAGGTAGGTGAGGGATAGGGTACGGTATAAACTATAACGAATAACAAGAGCAAACTTTAAAATTATTATATGGATAATTCGATTAAAATATTTAAGAATGATGTATTTGGCGAAGTACGAGTAGCTGGAACAAGCGAAGAACCGCTTTTCTGCTTAGCTGATGTTTGCAATGCAGTTGAGTTGAGTAATCCTTCATCAGTAAAAACAAGATTAAACGATGAAGATTTGCAACTGCTTGATTTACACGCCCTAAATCCTGATTTATACGTGAATGGGAATTCATTTGCTACGTTTATAACAGAATCAGCCTTCTATGACGTTCTTCTTTTTAGTTCTAGCAAGAAAGTAAAACCATATAGAAGATGGGTTACACATGAAATATTGCCCTCCATTCGTAAGTACGGTGCGTATATGACGTCCGATACTATAGAAAAGGCTCTTACATCTCCCGACTTTCTGATTCAACTTGCTACTACTCTGAAAGAAGAAAAACAGAAACGGATTGAAGCAGAAAAGAAGGTGGAAGAACAAGCCCCAAAAGTTCTGTTTGCTGATGCTGTAATAGGAAGTCGTTCTTCATGTCTTATAGGTGAACTGGCTAAGATAATATCTCAAAATGGATTCCATGTTGGGCAGAACAGACTGTTTGAGTGGCTTCGCAATAATCATTATTTAGGGAGTGTTGGTGAACGTAGAAATATACCTAATCAGCAATATGTTGAACAAGGTCTGTTTGAATTGAAGAAAGGCACACGATCCGGCAATGATGGAGTGTTGCGTACTACTATAACAACCAAAGTTACCGGGAAAGGCCAAGCCTACTTCATAAACGGTTTCCTGACTGGTAAGTTCATCATTTAACCAATTGTATCACTAAATCAAAGAACGAATTATGAAAAATCCATTTAAATTAGCAAGTTATATTGGATTTATATTGTCAATTGTTTAATATTCATACCATTGTGTAAGATAAAAACATCATTACCTTTGCATTTGTAACAAGTGCAAGTCGTTACTTGATGAGCTTGCACCTATTACGAGACTTTATTTTTATACGATTCCAAGCGTGGATAGTATAAGGGAGGAAAGCAGGAGTGAATAATGGCACAATGAGGTTCGATTCCTCACCTGCTACAATCAGTCAAAATAAATCCCCGGAGGCGGAAGTGACTGAGCCGCCAACGGGGAACAATATTAATTTTATATCGCAAAGATATGGAAAATTTTAATAAGTTAGTACCTATTGATGGGGAAAATGGCGAAAAAAGAACAATAAGTTCACTGCAAATTGCAGAAATTACAGGTAAGGCATATTGTGGCGTGTTGAAAGTCATTAGAAAGATGGATATTATGCGTGTGAAAATAACAATGAAAAATATATTTTCATTGTTTGTTTGTTTGAAAAAATGTTGTATCTTTGTAGTGCGACACTTTTATATACATACTTGGTTTGTGGAATTTTTATGTTCCATTGATAGCTGCTGCCTAAAATATAAGCAGAGGTTTCTCCGTGCATATTCGCCCACAAGCCAATATGAAAGTGTCGCAACTTGGAGAAACTCTCTGCTTTTTTTATTTATTAACTTTTAATTTTCATTATTATGCGACACTTGAATGAAAATCAAATCTTCCAATACAACGGAAGTCCGGCTCAGCGGAAATTTCTGGTTGTTAAGTTTTAAAATTAGCTACCTTTGCTTACCTTTGTTTTATGAAACCCGAACGACTCCTTCGTGCCATCCTTCC